CGGCCAGGTCGTGGGCGAGAGGACAAGGCGCCGCTAGACCGCAAGGTGCGTTGGGAATGCCGCCACTCGATGCTGGCCCCTATCGGCAGCTCGGGGACACCGTGAGCGACCTGTCCGCCCACGACTGGGTCCAGTGCGTGTGGCGGCAACGCAAAGCGCTGGTGTGCGGCCGGTGCGGCTACCTGTGGAAACCCAGCCTGGCCCGGCCCACCCGAGACTGCGCCCCGGGCGGTGGCGAGCGAAAGGAGGATTCTGTCCACCCCGACGCGCCCGGGGCGCCGCATACTCTGGACACGAGGTGATCCGCCATGCCCATCAGCAACAGCCGCCGCCAATCTCTGCCCGCCTCCAAGGTCGGCTACCCCAAGAGTTCGAGGGTGGGCGGCAAGGGCCGCAACGCCTATCCGCTCGACAAGAAAGCCAGAGCGAGGAACGCCCTGGCCCGGGCCGCCCAATCCAACACCGCCGGGTCGTACCGGACGATCGAACGCAAGGTCAACCGGCTGTACCCCAGCATCACCACCCGCCACCACAAAGGCCGCTGATGGCCGGCCGAGACCCGCGCCTGTCCACACCCGAGTGGCGGCGGTTGCGCCGCCTGATCATCGACCGGGATCTTGGCCTGTGCCGCATCGGCGGGCCGGGTTGCACCCGCTACGCCACCTGCGTCGACCACATCGAGGGCCGGGCCCAAGGCGGCGACTGCTGGGATCCGGCCAATCTGCGGGCCGCCTGCCACCACTGCAACAGCCGGGGCGGCGCCGACCGGACCAACGCGCGGCGGGCGGCGCGCTACCGCGTTGGCGTGGCCGACTACGTGACGAGATTTTGATGCGATTTTTTGGAGGCGAACGCCGCCGGGCATCCCGCACGAACCGTTTTTTGTGTCCGAATCGGCCGATATGGGCGGATAGGTGAGTGAGCAGACCCGAAAGCCGAGGGTTCGCCATGATCGGGCCCGGGGTCGGGCCGAAACGGCCCTGGAGGGCGAACTGCTGGAACGGCGGGACATCGGCAAGACGGAGCGGGCGGCGTTGCGCATCCAGGCCCACGCCGTGGACCTGGCCGAGGCGTCACGCCAGCCGGAGTTGATCACCGATGCCAACGACGGGTATCTCCGTCTCCGGGTCGCCGCCGGCCTCACCTCCGGCGGGGCGAAACCGGTCGACGCGTTCGACGCCCTGCTGGCCGACCTCGCACGGGCCGCGCCCGGCGCTGGCGACGCCGCGGACGGCTAGCCGGGCCACGTTCGGGCCGGCGGTGGGGAAGCTGGCGGCGGCGTGCGGGAAGCCGTTCATGCCGTGGCAGCAGTATGTGGCCGATGTGGCCCTCGAGGTGGACGGGTCGGGCCGGTTCGCCTACCAGCTGGTCCTCGTGACTGTGCCGCGACAATCCGGGAAGACCACCCTGTTTGGGGCGGTCCTGGATCACCGGGCGCTGATCGTGGCGAGGGCCCGGTGCTGGTTCACGCAGCAGTCGGGGAAGCATGCGGTGGACTGGCTGATCAACGAGCACTGGCCGCTGCTGGGCCCGTTCGTGCCGAAGGTGCATTTGCGGCGGGCGGCCGGGTCGGAGCACATCAAGTGGCTGCCGTCGGGCGGGCTGATCCGGCCGTTTCCGCCGACACCCGACGGCCTGCACGGCAAGACATCGGATCTGGTGGTGGTGGACGAGCCGTGGTCGTTCGACCTGGTCAGGGGGCATCAGCTGGACCAGGCGATCGTGCCGACGCAGGCGGTCCGCCCGAACGCCCAGGTGTGGAAGGTGTCCACGGCCGGGGATGCCACGTCGACGTGGTGGCTGGGGTCGGTGGAGGCCGGGCGGGCGGCGGTGAACGCCGGGCGGACCAGCGGGGTGGCCTATTTCGACTGGTCCTGCCCCGATGAGCTCGACCCGTGCGATCCGGTCTCATGGCCCCAGTACCATCCGGCGTACGGCCGGACGATCGGCCCGGAGGCCATGCAGGCGGCCCTGGACCAGTTGGGCCCGGACGAGTTCGCCCGGGCCTACGGCAACCGGTGGATCTCGTCGACGGCCCGGGTGATCCCGCTGGAGGCGTGGCGCAAAGCCGGCGAGGACCCGGCCGTGCTGCCCGAACAGGGCCGGGTGGCGCTCGGCTTTGATGTGGCCGTGGACCGGTCGGACGCGGCGGTCGTGGCCTGCTGGCGGGACGATGCCGGGGTGGGGCACGTGGAGGTGGCCGACCAGCGGCCGGGTGTGGGCTGGCTGGTCGGCCGCCTCGGCGAGCTGGTCGACCGGTGGCGGCCGGTGGCGGTGGCGTATGACGCGGCGGGCCCGGCGTTGGATGTGGCCGACGCCGCCGGCCGGGCCGGGCTGGCGCTGGACGGGGTGAAGGCGAAGGAGTACGCGGCGGCCTGCGCCGGGCTCCTGGAGGCCCTGTGCGCCCCCGTACCGGCGGTTAGGTACCGGCAGCACCCGGCCCTGGATTCGGCGGCGTACACGGCGGTACGGCGCACTTTGGGGGACGCCTGGGCGTGGGGACGGCGCCAGAGCTCCGGCAGTCTGGCGGCGTTGACCGCGGCGACGGTGGCGGTGTGGGCGCTCGACCATGCCCCGGCCGACCTCGGCGACTTCAAGATCTACTAGCCGGTAACCACCATATGCCACAATAGGGCGCGGAATGTCGAGCCTGGCCGGTCCGGTGACGTTTGGGCGCGCCGTCAGCCCGCGCGACAGCGGCTCGCTGATCCCCCCGCCCGGCCCGATCACGATCGCCGGCCCGTACGTGTATGACGCCCAGTCGGCCCGGCGGGTGCCGGCTGTGGCCCGCTGCCTGCAGCTGTACGGCGGGCTGGTCAAACAGATGCCGATGGACGCCTACCGGGGCTACCAGCGGCTGGCCCAGCCGCGGCTGTTGGCCAACCCGGACCCCAACCGGGGCGGCCCCTGGTTTGTGCAGATCTCGGTGGAGGATTATCTGCTGTCGGGGAACGCCGTGAGTGTGATCACCTCGAGGGGGGCGGACGGCTGGCCGCTGTCGGTGCAGTGGCTGCCGATCTCGTGGGTGTACATCCAGTGGAACACCTACTGGGGGGCCGAGACGGATGTCACCTACTACTACCTGGGCCAGGCGCTGCCCTACGAGGATGTCATCCATGTGCGCCGGGGCGCGGACCGCACCTACCCGGTGCGGGGCGTGGGGGTGGTCGAAGAAGCCCTGACCACGCTGGACCGGGTGGCCATGGAGGAGGAGTACGAGCGGCAGACGCTGTCGGGGGCGGCGGTGCCGTCGGTGGCCATCATCGCCCCCCAGGCCACCCTCACCCAGGATGTGGCCGACGACGCCAAAGCCAACTGGATGACCAAGTTCGGGGGGCCGGTACGCGAGCCGGCCATCCTGCCCAACGGCACCACGGTGGTGCCGTTGGCCTGGTCGCCGACCGACACCCAGCTGACCGAGGCCCGCCACATGTCGCTGATCGACTGCGCCAACATCTTCAATTTGGACAGCTACTGGTTGGGGGCGCCGGTGTCGGGCATGACCTACCGGACCGCCGGCCCCCAATACCAGCAGGTGCTGCGCACCTCGCTGGAGCCGGTTTTGGCCGACTTCGAGGCGATATGGTCGAACGCCTGGCTGCCGCGGGGGACCAGCGTCCGGTTCCGGCGCAGCCAGCTGCTGCGGGAGGATCTGGCCACGTCGACCACGGCGGCGGTGGCCGCCTACCAGGCCGGGATCATCAGCGTCGGCGAGGCGAGGGTGGAGATCGGCCTGCCGCCCAACATGCCCGCCCCCATCGGCGTGTCCGCCGATATCGCCACCCCGGCCAGCCCGGACCTGACCGCCAGCCCCGACGACCCCAACGTGGCCCTGCCCCAGGGCGAACCAGGAGGCCCCCAATGATCGACGCCCCCGAACGGCGGCTGTTTGAGGCGCCGTTGCAGTTGCGCGACACCCAGCTGGTCGGCAAACCGTTCAAATACCTGGAGGGCCGGGCCGTCCCGTACGGCGAATGGGCGGACATCGGCTGGTTCCTGGAAGCCCACCGGGAAGGGTCGCTGGATCAGACCACCCGGGCCGGTTCCGGCAAAAACCTGCCGCTGCTGCTGTTCCACAACAACCGGTCGTGGCCGATCGGCCACAACGACAGCTGGTCGAGTGACAGCGGCGGCCTGAACGGGGTGTGGCGGTTGAACGACACCGCCGAAGCCCAGCAGGCCGCCACCCTGGCCGCGGCCGGCGACCTGACCGGCCTGTCCATCGGCTTTCAGCCCATCCGCTCCGAATGGGAGCATGTCGAGGAGTGGGCGCCCGAGCTGGGCCCCGACCACATGGACCGGGTCACCCGGCTGGAGTCGCGGCTGCTGGAGGTGTCGCTGACGCCCACCCCGGCCTTCGCCGGGGCGGAGGTGGTCATGGTGCGCACCGCGGAACGGCCCCGGGCCCGGCGTGACACCCGCCTGGACGGCTGGAAACGCGAACTGGAACGGCTGCGCCGCTAACATCGGCGGTCACATAGCGAAGAACGCGGCCGGACCGCCCGAACGGCCGGCCCCGAGGCCGGGAGTGCCTTGCGTCGAGCGGCTCCCACCCGGCGGCCACCGCATCGGACACCCAGGCGCCATGCATCCGAGCTGGCCCAGCTGTCCACACATCTGCGGAGGTTTACCTGTCATGGGGAATGTTGTTCTGGAACGTCTGCTCGCCGAGCGGGCCGAGGCCATCCGGGCTTTGGAGTCGATCCTGGAACAGGTCGACGGCCGGGACCTGACCGACGCCGAAACCGAGGTGTTGAACCGCACCCGGGACCGGATCGCCCAACTGGACCGCCAGATCGACCCGCTCGAGGAGTACGAGACGGTCAAGGCCGCCCACGCCGGCACCGTGGCCAGCCTGCCCCACCCCGAACCCCGCCATTTTGAGCGGCTGCCGGCCGAGCCCCGCCGGGCCGACGGCGGCGACCGGGCCCCCGTGTACCGGTCGGCCGGCCATTTCGTGGCCGACCTGTGCCGGGCGTCGGGCTGCCAGCCGGGCGGCACCTGGGGCCCGCCCGACGAGGCGGCCGCCCAGCGGGTCTACCAGGCCCGGGTGGTGGCCGACCAGAAAACCTCGGACACCACCGGTGTGCTGCCCACCCCGATTGTCGGCCCGGTGGTGGACCTGATCGACAGCAATCGGCCGCTGATTTCCAGTCTGGGCGGCGCCCGGGCCATGGCCGGCATCCCCGGCGCCACCTTTTCCCGCCCAAAAATAACCCAGCATGTGACGGTGGGCGCCCAGGCGGGCGAGAAAACGCAGCTGCCGTCCCAGAAGATGACCATCACCCCGGTGAACTTCACCAAGTCCACCTATGGCGGCACGGTCGACATTTCCCGCCAGGACATCGACTGGACCAGCCCGTCGGCCTGGGACATTCTGATCAAAGACCTGGCCGACGTGTACGCGGTGCAGACCGAGACGGCGGTGGCGGCGGCGTTCAAGGCGGCCAGCACGGCGACGCCGGTGGCGGTGGCCACCAACGACCTGAAAGGCTGGGCGTTGGCGTTGTACACGGCGGCCATGCACTCCTACCAGGCGGCGTTCCGGATGCCCGACCGGATCTGGTGTTCCCTCGACGTGTGGGCGGCGTGGGGGTCTTTGGTGGACGTGGCCCGGCTGGTCATCCCCCAGGACACCGTCTCAGAAATGGGCGCCCCCGGCACGAGTTCGCTGGCGTCGTTCGCCGGCGACCTGTTGGGCGTGCCCCGCATCGTGGTGCCCACCTTCGTGGCCGGCACCTGCCTGGTCGGCAACTCGAGCCTGTACGAGGTGTACGAGGAGATCATCGGCCTGTTGAGCGTGGTCGAACCGTCGATCCTGGGCGTGCAGGTGGCCTACGGCGGCTACGTGGCCTACGGGACGCTGTCGGCCACCGGGATCGTGCCGTTGACCGTCCCGGCCGGCATGCCCACCGTCCTCGACGCCGGCACCGGTGTCGCCGACCAGCAGGCCTACATCGACAGTCTGCGCGCCCAGCTCGAAGCGGCCGAGGCGGCCCTGGCCGAAACCCAGGCCGCCGCCGAACCGCCCGCCCCGCCGGCGCACGCCTCGGGCGCCACCAAAAAATCGGCCGGCTAGCCGATGGTCTGGACCCTCGTCACCCGCAGCGGCAGCTGGGGGCACTACGTGAGTAGCGCCCCCGGCACCGACATGGCGACGTTGAAGCCGGGCGACTGGAAGGTCATGTCCGACCAGGCGTTCATCCGCAAGGACAACATCGGCACCATCGCTGGCATCAACCCCAACGTCGACGCCATCTCACCGAAACCGGGGACAGCCAACGCCACGTTCGCGGCGGTCGTCACCGGCACCGCTTTCACCGGCGCCACCGCCGTGACCTTCGGCGGCACGGCGGCCACCGGGATCACCGTCACCGGCACCACCCAGATCAACTGCACCTTCCCGTCCAAACCGGCCGGCGCCTACCCGGTGGTGGTCACCACCCCGGTGGGGACGTCCAAGCAGCACATGTACCCGGTGCAGTAAATGGGCTTCCGGCTGTCCGACTGTTACAGCTGGGCGATCGCCACGGGCGACAGCCCCGCCGATAGGTCCGCGGCGCTGGCCCTGCCCGGCTCGTGGCCGATGGGCTCCCTGCCCAGCGTGTGGGTGCGCAAAGACCAGTGGCCGGCCCTGCCCAACGTCGGCACGCCGGTCTCGCTGGACTTCGAGGACGGCACCCTACAAGGGTTTTCGGCGGTGGTCGGCGACGCCACGTTCGCCAACAGCACCGCCCAGGCCTACGCCGGCACCCGCTGCCTGGCCGGCACGGCCGGCACCGGGGCGTTGACGTTCGCCCTGGCCTCGCCCAAATATTCGGGGCAGGGCCCCATCTCGGTGGCCGGGATGGGCATATTTCCTGTCGACCAGACCAAAACGTACACGTTCCGGGCCCAGATGCGGGCTGCCACCACCGGCCGGAACTGCTACCTGTTCATCTACTACTTCACCGCCGACGGCACCTACATCACCCGCCCGGGCAGCACCGCCACCGCCGACAACACCACCGGTTGGGTGCAGCCCACCTACACGGCGGCCCCGCCCGCCGGGGCCGCCCTGGCCGCCCTGTCCCCCTACGTGTCGTCCGCCCCGCAAGGCGAAGTCCACTATCTCGACGCCGTCTACTTCGGACCGTAGAGGGTGACCTGATATGGCGTACTGGCCGAAACTGCAAGAGGTCCGCAGCCTGCTGCGCCTGCAGCCCGACCCGGTCGAGGACGGGATTATCACCACCGCCCTGGTGGCCGCCATCGACTACGGCAACCGGCGCCTCAACTACCAGTACGCGGTGCCGCCGGCCGATATCGGCACCCTGCCCGACGCCGCCCACGAGGCCTGTCTTTTGCACGCCGCCCGCCTGTACCGCCGCCGCGACTCGATCGACGGCACGTTAGGTTTCGGGGATCTGGGCGTCGTCCGGGTCGGGCGGACCGACGCCGACGTCGACGCCCTCTACGCCACCGTCGGCCCGATGGTGTTCGGCTAGATGACCGACATCCCGGCCGCCTCCACGTCGGCCTCCGGCGACTTTTTCGGCTCCCAGTGGCATATCACCTCCCACGAGAAGCTGGCCGTGCGCGGCTCGCTGTCGTTCCTGCGGGCCTTCGGGCCCGACACCTCGTCGACGATCCCGGCGAACGCCTGGACGGCGATTGTGCTGGACCCGGCCGGCGAACCGTGGCGCCAGTTCGGCCAGACCTGCTGGCAGTGGATCGGCCCCGGCGACCCCGACTATGCGCTGTCCCCGGCCGGCATCCGCTGCCTGGTCGAAGGTGTTTACGATCTGGCCGGGGCGGTCATCTTCAACCCGGCCCAGGCCACCGGCACCCGCGGTGTCAACATCACCGAAGTCAAAGGCCCTTACGCCGGCCAGTGGAACCTGGCCACCTCGGTGCCGGTCCCCAAGTCGACGAACACGCCGCTGCTGGTGGCCGGCGAAACCTACCAGTACGCCGGGAACATCATCGAACTGCAAGCCTGGTCGGACACGGCCACCTCGACCATGAATAACCCCCAGTCGGAATGGCTGTCCGCCACCCTGATCGCCGCCGCCTGATGTCCTGGAACCGCACCAACGCCGCCGCCGCCCTGGTCTCAGCCTTGCAAACCCAGACCGGCGCCACCGTGTTCGTGTTCCCCAAACCCCCCCAGACGTTGAACCCGCCGGCCATCGTGGTGGGCCGGCCCACCGAAGTGCTCTACTCGGCCTGGGCGCTGTCGGTCGACGAGGTCACCCTGCCCGTCCTCTGCGTCGGGCCCGGCGACGGCGAGGACATCGTCGACGGTCTCATCACCGCCGTACGCGCCGCCCTGGCCGACCCGATGCTGGGCGGCGCCGTCCAGTCGTGTGTGGCGTCGGCCGAACGCAACTGGCGGAACGTGGTCCTGGCCGGCGTCGACATCCTGCAGGCCGAAGTAACCCTCACCATCCGCATGTAAGGAGGCCCCGATGACCATGACCGAAGAACAGGTCGGCAACGGCGGCAACGGCCCGCCCGGCGCCGAACCGTTCTACACCGGCGACCCCGTCCCGCCGGCCGCCAACCCGCTGATCCTCAACGACTGCTATTTCGAGCTGACCGGCGTCAACCTGCGCTGCCTGGTCAAACATCTCGAGGCGGCGTTCCCGGAGAACAAACCGGTGACGGTGACGAGTTTCTGCGGGGAGACCGACTACCCGGGCGTCACCAAATGGCACCTCAGAATCACGTTCTACCAGTCGTTCGACGCCGGCGCCGTGTACGCCACGTTGAACAGCGCCTACCAGGCTTATGTGACCAGCGGCACCCCGGCCCAGTTCCGGGCCCGCCCCTACTCCAGTCGGGCGCCGTCGGCCACCAACCCGTGGGTTTCCGGTTATGCCATCCCCCAGCCGTTCGAGCTGATCGTCGGCGACGCCGGCGCCGCCGCCGAGGTGACCGTGGACTGGAACCTGACCGCCCCGCCCACCGTCGACCTGGGCACCGTGGCCGCCACCGGGGCCGTCGCCGGCGCCCCCGGCTACTACACCCCGTCGGGGGCCAACGTGCCCGCCAACCTCGCCGCGCTTTCCACCGTGACGGCCAGTCCCGCAACCGCATGGACGACCGGGAGTTATGTCATCACCGCCGACCTGCTGGCCGCCCAGGCCGAACCGGTCCAGTGG